TATATATGATTCGGGTAAAACCTTAGAAAAATTTAAAAATTTAAAAAATGCCAGTTATTTTGTTCTAATATCAAAGAAAGATCCAACATGGTTTGATTCATACTTAACTATGAAAAATGACGAGTGGATAATTTTTGCTTGGGAAGATTCGAGTAAAGCATCAATTGATAAAGAGGATTATTATGCTAAAAATTAATGAAATTTTCGATACCATACAAGGTGAGGCATTTTATACAGGAACACCTGCAACTTTCATAAGATTACAAGGATGTCCAGTTGGTTGCCATTGGTGTGATACAAAACATACATGGTCTGAGGGGACAGATCGTTTAAGGATTGAAATAGATGAGATGTTAGATAAAACAACTGACTCACCAAAATGGACAGACATGGAGGAAGAAGAGATAGTTAGAATAGTTGAAAAATTAAAACCTAGACATTTTGTTTTAACAGGTGGAGAACCTTGCTCACAAGATATATTTAAATTAACTAGATTGTTAGCAACTGTTGGTACAGTACAAGTAGAAACAAGCGGAACACATACTATTAATGTCTATCATAAGACGTGGGTTACTGTTAGCCCAAAAATTGAGATGCTTGGGGGCTTAGAAGTACTTAACACCGCAATAACTCGTGCAAATGAGCTAAAAATGCCAATAAATAACGTTAAAGACGTTAAAAACCTGCAAAAACTTGTTAAAAAGGGTAATTATGGTCAATTAATTTGGTTGCAACCAGTTAGTCAAAAGGAAGAAAATACTGATTTGTGTGTTCAAACAGCTATGGATAATAACTGGAGGATTAGTATTCAAACTCATAAATACATGGGGGTTAGATAAATAATTTATGGATGCTAAGGCTTATGCAATACATAGAAAAGTAAGTGGAGCAATGGTAACAAAATATCTACAAAATGGTATGATACCAAGTGCTAAACAGGTTGGTCGTAAATGGTATATTGATCCAGAAAAAGCAGATCAAGAATTAAATAACGCTTTAGGTAGGTCAGGAGAAACATTAACAAAAATAAAACCAAAAGACTATATAGATCAAAGCCAAAAAAGTCCTATGCCATCATTAGCAGCAAATAGGGCAATAAAAGAAATGTACGCTGCAAGGTTACAAAAATTAGAATTTGAAGAAAGAAGTAAAAAATTAGTTCCGTTTGATGAATTAAAACTTAAATTATCAAAATTACATTTACAGGTAAGAGATAATTTGCGAACAATTCCTGATAGAATCTCACCAATAATTGCTGCTGAAACTGATTCAGCAAAAATACACAGTATTATCTCATCCGAAATAAGAGAATGCTTGGAGGGGTTAAAAACAATTGACATTAGTTAAAACATTAATAAAAGATTGTATAAATTGCTTACAGTTTGAAGAAGCTTTAGATGTATCCGAATGGGCTGAAAAACACAGAGTCCTAGATAGTAAATCTAGTAGTGAGGCAGGTAATTGGAAAAATAAAAGAACACCATATCTTATTGAACCTATGGATTGCCTATCTACAGATAATCCAATACAACGAGTAGTTTTACAATTCGGAAGCCAACTTGGGAAAACTGAAGCAGGGTCAAATTGGCTTGGTTATGTAATTTCAAATTCACCTGCAAGTATGCTTGTTATTCAACCAACTCTAGAAATGGCAAAAAGATTAAGTCGCCAAAGGTTAGAAGGATTAATAAATAATACACCTGTCTTAAGTAATTTAGTAGCACCTGCAAGAAGTAGAGATAGTGGCAATACTATGTTTTCAAAAGATTTTCCCGGAGGAATAATGGTTTTAACTGGGGCAAATAGTGCTGTTGGGTTAAGGTCAATGCCTTGTAGATATATTTTTATGGACGAAATTGATGCTTTTCCACCTGATCTGGATAATGAGGGTGATGCTGTAAGTCTGGCAGAAAAAAGAACAATGACATTTAGTAGACGTAAAATTTTAATGACCTCAACACCTACCATTAAAGATTTTAGTCGTATAGAACAAGAGTATTTAGAAAGTGACCAACGTAGGTTTTATGTACCTTGCGTTCACTGCCAACATATGCAGTATTTAAAATGGAGTCAAGTAAAATGGGAAAATAATGAACCTAAAACTGTTAAATATGAATGTGAAAGTTGCGGTAAAAAATTCGAAGAAAAAGATAAACATTATTTTTTAGAACGTGGTGAATGGAGGGCAACAGCACCAAGTGATGGAAAAACTGCGGGATTTCATTTAAACGGTTTATATTCTCCATTAGGTTGGAAAGGTTGGGTTGAAATAGTTGATGACTTTTTAAAAGCAAAAGCAGATCCACAAAGATTAAAAACTTTTGTCAATACGGTTCTTGGAGAGACATTCGAAGAAAATTATGCAGCCAAAGTAGGTGCTGATGTTTTAATGGAAAGGGTTGAGTCTTATGAGTCCAATATGATACCAGAAAAAGCTGTTGTTTTGACAGCAGGTGTTGATGTACAGGACAATCGGCTAGCTTTATCAGTTTGGGGGTGGGGTAGAGAAGAAGAGGGTTGGTTAATAGACCATCAAGAAATATATGGAGATCCCGGAAGTTCAGAATTATGGAAACAATTAGATCAACTATTATTAAGACCATTTAGACATGAATTAGGTAATAGTATAAAACCTGATGTTATAGCTATTGACTCAGGCGGTCACTATACAAGTGAGGTTTATGCTTACACAAGAGACAGAAGAAAATTTGGTGTTATTGCGATTAAAGGCTCATCACAAAAAAATCAAATTCCAATAAGTAAAGGAAAAAAATTAGATTTAAATTGGAAAGGTAGGGTTATAAAAAAAGGTGCTGAATTATTTACAGTTGGTACAGATACTATAAAAACTACTTTGTTCTCAAGATTACGTCATGTTGAAAATGGGGCTGGTTATTTACATTTTAATATCAAAGCAGACGAAGAATATTTCAAACAATTAACAGCGGAAAAACAAATTATTAGATATGTAAAAGGATTTCCTGTAAGAGAATGGGTTAAAAAATCATCAGCTAGAAACGAAGCGTTAGACTGCACTGTTTACGCTTATGCAGCGTTACAAAGACTTTACCAAAAGAAAGATAGACGAACTATTTGGGATAATTATGAGGAAAGAAGAAGAATTAAGGGTAAATTAAATGAAGTTAAGGGTGATAAAGACTATATTAGTAGGTTAAGATCAAGGAATAAGGCTGAAAAGCCTAAATTTGTATCATCATGGTAAAACTGTGACTATTCCAAAAAAAATTATTGCTGGAGATTATACGCAGTGGACTCTTAAATCTACTCAAGATCATTTTGGCAATGCTATATCAAGTCCTGATTGGGAAGTTGTTTATTATTTAAGAACAAATAAACAAAATTTTGCTGCAACAGTAAATAGTACAGCTTATGAAGATGGTTTTAAATTTACAATAAGTAATGCTTTGTCAGCTACATTTCCAGATGGTTTGTGGTTTTATCAAGCAATGGCAAATAAATCTGGTGCTGAAAGACAAACAATAGCCCAAGGTCAATTTACTGTTTTAGAGTCAACTTTATACTCAGGTAATAATCCAAAAGCTTTTGATGGTAGATCACAAATAAAAAAAGATTTTGATGCTATTGAAGCAACTATAAGAGCAATAGTAACAGGAGGTGCAGTTCAAGAATACAAAATTGGTAATAGAAATTTAAAGAAATTTGATTTAGCAGAATTATATTTGGTAAGAGATAGATATAAAAGAGATTTAATAAAAGAAGAAAAAGCACAATTAATTGCAAATGGATTTGGTAATCCTCATAATTTATATATTCGTACTAGAGGTTAATTATGGCTTGGCATACACCAATTACTAAATTATTTACTAAAAATACTGAGGTAACAAAAATAAAACGCAGACGTTATGCAGGTGCCACAATCTCTCGTTTAACTGATGGTTGGGTTTCAAGTAATACTTCAGCAGATGCTGAAATTAAGGTAAGTTTACGCAAATTAAGGGATAGAAGTCGTCAATTAATGCGAGATAACCCTTATGCTAAACAATCTAAAAGAACTACTCAAATTAATGTTATTGGTCAAGGGATTAAACTTCAGTGCATGGTTCCAGCTATTAGGGGTAAGAAAAAAGATAAAAGATTGAGTATGTTAATTGAGCAAGAATGGAAAAAATGGACTAAAAGAGATAACTGTGATGTATCAGGGCAAAAAAGTTTTAATATGTTAGAGAATTTAGCTGTTGGAGCTTTAGTTGAAAGTGGCGAAGTTTTTTTTAGAATTGTCAGGCGCAAATTTGGTAAAAGTACAATTCCTTTAGCTTTAGAAATAATTGAATCTGATTTACTTGATGATGAATACAGTGGTAAACCAGCAAGAAAAGGTAATGAATGGAGAATGGGTATAGAAGTTGATAAATTTGGAAGGCCACAAAGATACGCTTTTTTAAATAAACATCCCGGAGATAATTGGTTTGAAAATAATTATGCGAATGAAAAACATACAATAATAAACGCAAACGATATTATTCATTTATTTATACAAGAGCGTCCCGGACAAAATAGAGGAGTTCCTTGGTTAAGTTGCATAATGGACGATATGCACCAAATGTCAGGCTATGAAAGTGCAGCCGTGATCAGAGCTCGTGCGGGAGCTAGTTTAATGGGGTTTATTAGTTCAACTGAGGGAGAATTAGAACCTGATGAAGTACAAGAAGAGCAACGTCTTACAGATTGGGAAGCAGGTGTTTTTAAATACTTAAATCCGGGGGAAGATATAACAGTTCCTAATTTAAGCAGTCCTGATAGTCAATATGAAATGTTTGTAAGAAACAAAATTAGAAGGTTCGCGTCGGGTTTAGGCTGCAGCTATGAAACTATAAGTCGTGATTTCTCAGAAACAAACTACTCTAGTTCACGTTTAAGTTTGTTAGAAGATAGAGAACATTGGAAGATGCTTCAAACATTTTTTATAGATAATTTTCATCAAAGAATATTTGAAGAATTTTTAGATGCTGCTGTTTTGTCAGGTTCGTTAAGTTTACCTGATTATGAATTAACACCTTTAAGGTATTCAAATCCAAGATGGCAAACTAGAGGCTGGAGTTGGGTTGACCCAAAGAAAGAAATTGAAGCTTTTCGTATGGGCGAGGCTGCTGGTTATTATACAAAAGGTGAAATAATCTCAATGTTAGGTAAGGACTTTGAAGATAATGTTGAGCAAATTAAAGCCGAACAAGAAACTTTAAGCGAGTCTGGAGTACAATTAGACCTTGATTTAGGTGGAGGAACAGGTATTAGTGAAGATTAAGGTTTTAATCCTTATTACAATGTGGACAAGATGGCGGCTCAACAATATCTCCTTTAATTATTGATACTAAAAAAAGCACTGCTAATTTAGATGGAGATTGGTCAAAACTAAAAGGTAGTTTGCTTGTATTTTCACCAGCAAAATGAACTCCATCATCTGCGACACAAACATTAAATTTTTGATCTTTTCCTTTTGGGACTTGATTAAAAATTAAACCATTGTATTCTGCTTTGCTATCTATATGCTCAAGTTGTACCCACTGAGGAGAAAAATCTTCAAAAGGAAAACCCGCTAGTGCGAGTCCTCCTTCAAGATGGTTTAAAAATTCATTTATTTTAGGATCAATAATCCAATCTTTTTTTCCACTTAATTTTTTACTCATTGTTTAGTACCCCGCTATTTGTCTTTGGCTATTACCAGACATTTGTCTAGTTAAACCAACTTGGCTGCCAGCACTACGACCAGCACTCGAACCGTCACCACCCTCAGTAAAACCTGATCCTTTACTTAAACTTGGATAACGTTCTGCGTAAAACTCTTCAACTTTTGCTAATTCTGCTTTGTTAGCTTTAACAACCGCAAGGGCAGAAACATTAATAGTCTTATCAGCTAGTTTTAACTGTTTACCATTTTGCTGTTCGTCCCTTTTCATTTTCTCAAATCTTGCTTCTACTTCTCTAGCCCAACCTTTTCTCCAATAGTTTCTATAAGTTGCACCTTTCATTGCAACTGCGAATGGATCCTCTTGGGTATGTCTAGCCCAAGCATCTTGAATAGCTTGTACTAGATAATCTGTATAAATTTCTATTTCTATTTGTCTTGATCTACTAGCAGTAATTTCCATTTGTCTATAAACTTTTCCTTCAGAATCTTTAATGTATTCCTTATCACATTTTGTATTACCTGTTCTGCTCATTTTAAAAGGTGTAAAAACTATTTTTCCGTTATAGTAATCAGCAACCGCACTTAAAATAATAGATACTGCTGGGTCTACACGTTTGTAAGGTTGTCCATATCTAAAGGCAATCACCTCAATATCTTCTTCAACAACAGACATATCGCCTAATTGCTGTTCTAGTTGGTCAAGATTAATTCCTCTTTTTTCTAGTTGTTCTTCTAATTTAGCTTTTGCTAAGTTAGCCTCATGTTCGTTAGTACTTTCAGTTAGTGCTAATAGTTTACCTAAGAAAGAAGTGTTTCTCATTTTTTAAAGTCCTCAAAGGGGTTAAAGAAATTAGAGTTATCATTCTCTAATTACTATTAGTATAACATATATATTTTAAATACGCAACTATGAAAAAAATAAATTTGAAGTATTATGTTGTATATCAAACATTTATATATGGCAAATATTAACGGAACTGAAATAAGCTTAATGCCAACTGAAGGTATGAAAGCAGGTGCTA